GCTCTGTGAAGGCCCCACAATGTGATGGGTCGAGGGCGCATGTCACCAAGAAGTAGTCGACGCGTTTGCCTTGCGCGTTTTACCGGGCCCATTGGGCCATCTTCTGCTCGATGCATGCAGGCGAGTTGCCGGAGCTCGCCGAAGAGACAATACCGGCACGGGGTCCACAGACGTAATTGCCCAAAACTGTTTCGCTTGAAGAGCGAGTAAAATTCAGTGCTAACCAAAATGCCAAGAGACTGCACGGCGCATCGCATTGCGTTGTTTGTGGATGTACAGTCCAGGTGGTTCCTGGAACCCGTGTAACCATTTTACTAGCCTTGCTAGTAGTTTCGGCAGTAATCTTTTTGATTTTCTGCTATTTCCTCATCCTCGTCGATTCCTTGTTCGACGATTGACAATTCAGCGTTTTCTCGATAACGTTCGGGAGATCAGACGCCAGATCGCCACAGGTGATCACGACCTCAACTTACGCGAAGACGAGTGGTATAACCGCTACGGCTTCAACAAACCAGAGCAAACTGACATGCCAAAGAATGGCAAGCAAAACCAACCAAAGCCCCAATCTGTCAAAGTCACCGAGCGTGTTGTGTTGCAAAACATGCGGGAGCCCCCTCCCACCGCTCGTCAGCACGAGCTCAACAAGCAGAGAGTCGCTAGACAGCGATTTCGTGCTAATGCCGCAGGCAATGCCCAAAATGTTGCCCAGTCCGCAGCTCCAGTCGCGTACGGCGCAGTCGTACGCACGAGCCGCCCCCGCATCAAAGCCATCAAGAATGGATGGAACGTAGGCCACTCTGAGTTTGCGTTTACATTCGTTGCCACGGCTAATTGGTGCAACGCGTTCGCGCCCATAGACACACCGACTCCGAGTCGGGTGAACCCCGGGAACATGCTCTTGTTTCCGTGGCTATGCAAGTTTGCGTCGCGTGCGGAGATGTACCGGTTCCGCTATTTGAAAGTTCGATTGGTAACTAAGGTGCCGACGAACACTGGTGGAAATCTGTACACGGCGTTTGATCTAGACAGTACCGACACTGCGCCTACCAACCCGGTTCAGATCATGAACTACGAGGGCGCGG